ACCAATAACACCACCTGCAATAAATGCTGTGGCAATGTTTGTGGCTACCTCATACTCAGTTGATAGTGGGTCAATAGGAGCCCTGTAAGCTTCTTGACCTGCTTGGATAGCCGCCATTGATGCGCCAGTTCTCATGAAGCCCTTAACAATGCCTACGCCTGCACCACCAAAAGGAAGGGACACAACATTAACAGGGTCAAGAACACCTGCCGCCATGTTGTAAAAGAACCCTGCTTCAGCTAGTGTTTCTCTTCTTTTGATGTTGTCGTCAAGCGCACGCTTCATCTCGTTCATATGCTCAAGATTCTTAGCTGTGTATAGAACGTGTTGATGCGCTTCATAACCTTGGATGTGGTCAGACCACCTAAAGCTTTCGTCAACAGTATCCCTAAACATATAGCCCTGTTTAACCCAATCAACGATTGGCGCATATTGATAACCCATGCTTGCGCCTACAGTCTCAAAGAATGACGGGCCTTCTTTTGCCTCTGCGTCTGTAGGTTTATAAAGAATATTATTGTGAGAGAAGATGTCTAACAATCTATCGCCCCTTTACTTTACTAACAAACTTGTTGGAGAAACAACTTCAACGGCTTTCTCTAGCTTTCTTTGGAACGATTCTCTTGACTGACGCTTGGCTATGCTTGTGAGAATGGCTTCTTCTTTTAGCTGAGCGTCTGCTTCTTGCTGTAGAGTCGCACTGCTGAATGTCATCAACTCATTCTTGTCATTTATAAATGGCTCAAACTTACCCTGACCTGTCTTTCTTACTAGCAAGTAGTTGACATCTTCACCTGACTTTCCTGCGAAAGGAAGAGGCTGTAAGTACAGTCTATTTATTTGCTCAACTTCTACTTTGTCCTGAGTTGGCGTACCAAATACTGATGCGACTGTAGCCCCTGTTCCTCTTACAACCCTACCTTGCTCATCTCTTTTTAAGATTTCACCTTCCATAATTTGGAAATCTCTGTTGCCTTGCGCCCCTGCAATTTGAGTATTGATAATGTCAATAACCCTTGACCGTGTTGCATCGTTGCGGAACATGACATTGAAAGAGTTGCGAGATACTTCAACCTCACCCGCTTCAATTACAATACCCATCGTTGGTTGATAATAGTTGTCATAGACATTTTGCATGACTTCTTTCAACTCTTTCTCAGATGTACCTAATGCTACTCCGTATCTAGCGTTGTGAATCAAGTCATTAAAGGCGTTGACGTTTTCGCCAACAATCTCATTTACAATGTCTGCGGCTGTTGTGTCTGGTCCTAAGACTTCGCTTTGTCTTTGCTTGTACTTTGTGTCGTCGCTTAAAGTTTCTCTTGCTACAGAAAGTATTTTTGGCAACTCAGCAACACCACCTTCAGCAAACCTTGCGGCATTGATAGCAAGCTGTACTGTTGTGTCTTGGTCTTCCGTCAACACACCATCAGTAAACATATTCACTGGCTCACCACCCAAGATTGCAGGGTTTCTGACCTTGGAAAAGATTGGATAGTAAGTAAAGAAGGCGGCCATCTCTTCTGGATTAGCGCGACCTTCAGCAACTCTTATCGCTAAATTTTTAAGGCCAGTAGGGAAAGCGTTAGTCTTTGTAATTGTTTCTCCCCATGTCCGAACAGTAGCAATGTTGTCTGGATTTACATACCATGCTTCGCCTTCTCCTTGGTCAATGATAGACCCTACATTGTCTGTATCATTGCTATTGCTAGAACTACCAGTGCCGTTTGAAATTCTTTCGAAGGATTCTGTTTGGGCCTTTGATAACTTCTTTGACTCCTCGTTGTTCGCAAGCTGACGCAACATCTCATTTGACTGGCTTGTGATTGTCGCGCTGTCTTTACTCATGTCAGCATGAGACAAAATCTTGTCAGCCATTGCTTTCATCTCAGGTGTTAGCTCTTCACTGGTAATTGCACCTTGAGAGTTTAGGTATCCTTTAAATGCGTTGTACTCAACAGAGTCCACAACCTTTCCGTCTTTGGTTGTTGCATTTGAAATTACAGACTCAATCATAGCTTGACGCATAGCATCTACATTATTGTTAATTGTGCCTTGCGCTATAATCTGCACACCATCTTTGTTTTTGCGGGATTCAAGGCCAGTCTTAAATTCGTTAAGTTTTGCAAATGCACTGTCAATATCGCCAGATTTAATCAAAGACATTGACTCGTTTACAATGTCATTTCTTTGACCAGAAAGATTGTTAAGTACTTCTTGTGCTTCAAGCGCAGTAGATACAGCGTCTGCTTGTTTTTCTTCTGCTTCTTTCTGTTTCTTTAAGATAAGTTCTTGATTGATATCAGACTTGATCGCGTCAAAGGCAGAGCCTAACTGACTAGCTATCTGGTCAAAACCAAACTCACCTTCTTTGTCCCCAATGTTTTGGATGCGTTTAATATCATCGTGAAACTCTTGCGGGATGTCTTCAAGGTTCTGTTCGTTGTATCTGATTGCGTTGTAAACATCGTTGACAATAGTTGGATCAACGCCATCCAAGTTTAATAAACCATTCTGAATCTTACGAGCGATGCCAGTAGCTTTAGCCAAAGACTGCGCTTTACTAAACTCATTAGCTTGGTTTCTGCTAATTAAGCCTGCATCTTGTTGCGCCTTGATGTTGGTTGCAATCTCAGCTTCTAATTCTTTTGTATCTAAGCCTTCTCTGTAAAGGCTAGATAGCTGATTGATGTCAGACTCATTTGATGATAGAGCGTCTGCAATTTGCACTTCACGCTCTTGTTCCATTCTTGTTTGCATCAAGCTTATCTTGTTAGATGCAAGCAACGTGGAACTGATATCAGTAACTAGATTGGAAACCTCGGGGTCAACTACACCTGTACTGCGATATCCATCTGCAAATGCAGAGAATGAGTTTTCAAACTTCTCTACACCATCAGGGTCAAACTGATACTGTTGCGCTAATTCGGCAGCTTTAGTTTTAAAATCGCTTTCAATCTGTGAGGCAAAACGCTTCTTAACTACAGTATTGTAAGCTTCTGTTGCCGCTGTGCCATACCCTTCTGGTATCTTAAATGCTTTAGGCTCACCAGTAAGCGGGTCAATCGCACGAAGGTCTGCGGCAGATGCGGCTTCTGCAAGTTCCTTACCCGCTTCAGTAGCTTGTTTCTTTAGCTGAATAAACGATGATTCAATCATGTTGTCAGCCAAGCGAGATAAATCCTGCGCCTGTTGAGCCGCGCCAGTGTTTGCTCTAACAACGCCAATGCCTCTGGTGGATACCTGTCTTCTTTGTCTAATAACAGCCATACTTAATCTTCCTCACCACCAAGTTTGTATTCATCATATCTCTGGATGCCAGAAACAACAGATGATGTTGCACGGATAAGTGATGATGCACCCGCTGAACGGCCTCTTGCTGTTTCCATTCTGCCTTGTGTACGAGATTGAGATGCCTTTGCCTTTACATCTCTATCAATCGCCTTAACATCCTCAAGCGCAATGTCACGTTCAGCCTCAAAGAAAGCCCTGAGAGAGCGGTCTGATGCTACATCTCTGCCAAGAAAAGCGTAGAAAGCAAGGTTATTTGCCGTTGCTCTATCGAAGTCACGCAGTCTGTTGTTGATAGCGTCACGCCCTGCAATCTCTTCTTGCTTTGCCTGTAACTCAAATTGCTTTCTGTTAAATGCCGCTTCTTGTTTTTTAGCCTGACCTTCTTGAATTGCTGAGTAAACAGAAAGGCCAGTGCCTATCATTTGTAATGTTTGAATTGCCATTAGAACGATACCTCTGCAATAAGACCGTTGATTTGCAATGATAACGGTGCGCTTTGTGTTAATTTAACTGTCGGGTCTTTACTGTAACCCATTAGTCTAAACTCTCTTTTGCCAGTCACAGCAGTTCTACCTGCTTCCAAATCATCTGTCACCTGTCTAATAACTAGCTTCTTGCCGTTGACTGATACAGATAAGGTGTCAACTAAGTCCAATACTACCCTGTTAATCGCTCTAGGTTGCCCTGTGAGTGGCCCTCCCTGTATCTGAGCATCAATCGGTAGTGTCTCTACCTCTAGGTCGAATGACAGGCCAATCTCTGCGGCTGTTATCGTGTCAACTTCCGAGACATCCACATTACCAGATGCAACGGTAAACTCACCAAGATAATTGTCACCGTCAACAACATCGACCACAGCACCATTAGCAAAGTGAGAAGACACATCAAACACACCTGCAGTGCCTGTAAAGTCATCTGCAAAATCCATATTAAGGTCTGCATCAAACTCTGTAAGAATAAATTTATCAGTGCCATCTCCTTTGTCATATTGACCCACGAGGAACACTCTGTCATCTACAGTGCAGATAGAATGAAACTTCCCTTCTGTTGTAAACTGTGACCACCCTGCACGTTGCTCACTTCTATTAGATGTGAACAAGGCAATAGTACCATCTTTGTTGAGGATAAATGCGTAAGACTCTGGACGGTTTATTGCCCCACGCAGGATGGTCATCTGTACTGGGTCGTTTATCAAATGCGAAGATAACTGGCTAATAGATGTCGAAACATAAGCCGCTTCTGAATCCGCATAGATATATTCTCTAACGACAGAACCATTTTTCTGAACATAGATAGTAGCACCATCAAGTGACTGAGGCTTTACGAATGATGCTCCGTAAGGCGTTTGCCTTTTGATTTGTGCGTTAGTAGGTGTAATTGGTTTCTCAGTGAAAGCAGGGATATACAACTCAGATGTGTTAGTGAATATCTGCAAGTCACGATTAGATACAATATGACGTACAGTGTTAATCTCACCAATACTAGCAGTAAGGTCTAAGGCGTCATTGTCTTCTGCCTTGCCTACATCAAAGTTAAAGTACTCAGCACTCTTACTTGCCCAGATGCCATCAGGCTGTGCAACAGTGCCGCCAAACCATAAACGATTTTCATGGAACGCAACAGCCGCAGGGAAGCCACGCAACTCACTGTATGACTGCTCTTCCCACTCAGTAGTAGCGGCATGAGTCTCAATCTTAGGAGAGCCACCACCTACTGTAGAGTCGTTAGCGTTTGCACCTGCTGTTACAACAAATACATTCTCATCAATAACATCAGCTACAGAACGTGTGCCGTTAATATTGTTTGCGCTAATACCACCTACTGCACCTGCATGAGAGATTGTAACGCTATCACCTGTAGTCAGACCATGATTAGCCATAGTGATTTCAATGTCTGCAATGCCATCTGTTGTCTCGATTGCATCAGAATCAAGGTGAACTTCAAGCTTATCAACAATATCACCAGTGGCAGAAGTGGCAGACTGTACTGATTTAATCTCAATCTCTTGACCGTGATATCGGATAGTGATGCCAACGTGCTTTGAATCTAGGTAATCAGAGCCTGTCTTTGAGCCAGTAGTATCCCAATAGTCATCACTTGTTACTAGCGTTGCGCCTGTACCACTAGTCTTAGATGGGTCTAGTGTCATAGTAACAGGATGAAATGAGTAATAAGGCTGATGAATATGTTCTTCATCTGCGTCAGTAGCAAACGTAAATGTGTCTACTTCAAAGTCATCTAAGCTTGTGCGGACAAGTCTGCGAACCATGAATGTCTGATGGCACAAGAACATAATGTCACCAGACTGAGCAAATGTGATCTCATCTAGGATACTATCCGTAATAGGTAATGTTGCTGAATCAACATCCGCTGTAATTGTTGCAGTCAGTGTTACCGCACCAGTAGATGGGTCAATCTTAAAGCAACGAATCTTCTCATGTTCTAATGATATAATGTAACGCTCATCATCAGAAAAGATGAACGGTAAAATTCTGTGCTGTTGACGCTTTGCTGTGTCTACAGTTGTGTCAAACTCATAGACCTTGCGTGTACCAAAACGCTTTAGAAGGCCGCCCTCATTCCGTAGGAAAAAGTTCTCGACCTTCTTTGCGGCACTTGCGTAAACTTGTGTATCAGTTCGAGACAGCATTGAAGGACTGACTTCACCAAACTGAAAGTTAGAAATGGGAACTCGAATCCTTGCCATTAGCTACGCCTACTAGTAATAAACCTCGATGTGTCTAGCTTACGAGTTGTTTGCTGTTGTGAGTCTAGGCTTCTAGCCTTTGCCATAGCAACCTGTGCTTGACCTTGCATAAGACCTGCTAGGCCAGAGTCACGCGCCACAGATGTCGCAAAGACCATTGCAAGTGAATACTCAACAGCAATCGTAAAGTATGAGGGCCAATCAACTTCGTCAGCCCGATAAGTATAATCTAAAATAAGTTCTTGATTTGCACTTGTGTCAGCGTAAATCTTGTCGCCATACACCTGATATACAATAGGTGCATCGTTTACAGTAACAGCATGAACCATCAATGTGCCTGATGGTAATTGGTATGCGCTGTCATAGCGACCAGTAGGTGCATCGCTCAATCTGTTTAGTACAGCTTGGTTAGTTGCAAATCTCCAACGAGAGTTGACTAGTGCTGTACGAGCAATGTCCTCATACATATTAACTGAGACAAGTGCCTCAGTCGTACCTTCGTCAAAAGAAGTAATCGGGTCTGCGCCTATAAGGATAAGAGCGCGAGAACAAATATCAATCGCTGAATCAGCGTGTGTGCTACTTACTGCCATATGATGGTGATGGGGAGCCGAAGCCCCCCACTCCCTTAGTCTGAGTCAGTCGCTGTGATTGCAACACCGTTGATGATATCTACTGTAGAACCATCGTTAGCATTACAATAAGCGTGTGATACAACTGGTGTACCGCCTGTTGATGTAACGATTACCATGTAATCATTAACCTTAATCATGCCTGCGGCATCATTGAAGTAACCTGCGGTGTTTACAGTAGCAATAGTATCTGCTGTGGTGTAGTGCCACATTGAGAAACCTGATGCGCCTGCAACGCGAGATAGGCTAGATGCTGTGTAAGCCATTAGCTAGCCTCCTCTTAGTTGTTATCAAGTACTTCGTACACACCGTTTGCGTCGATAACGACAGCACCCATTGACATCATTGATGTTGCCAAGTGAGATACCTTCTGCGGTACGTAGTTGATTTCTGTCTGAACGTCAGAGTTTACACCCAAACCAATTGCAGATGTGTGGTAAGCAATGTTCTTACCTGCTGTTACTGCTGATGTTGAGAAAATCTTGAAGCCCAAGAACTCTTTCATTGTCATGCCACCCGCGAACGGTAGGTTCTGTGGGCCGACATAATCTGAAGAAGCAAACTCGTCAATTGAGAACAAGTCAGTGTAGCCCTTCGGGTGCATCGCTAGGTAACGCTGACCGTCTTCTGGGATATCTGCTGAACCAAATGTTTCGAACAATGTCAACAAGTCTGCCTTTACAAGCGCACCTGATGTGTCATTGATTGCTGTTGCGTTAGCACCCGCATCCATCGCTGTGTAGATGATTTCATCTGTCTTGCGACCTAGTGCGGCGGCGGCTGATTGTGCCACTGCTGAACGCTCGTTAATGTTTGTCTTCAACTCGTCTAGCTTATCAATGTATTCTGCCGCATAGTGGTCAGCCATTGTTGCTTCGACTTGTGTGTGTGCTAGTTCCATAGCTGTAACGTCACCGTTACGAGACTTTGTTGACGCAGAGCCTGAGCCAATCTTTTGGAAACGAACAGTTGAACCTGATACATTGCCTACTGTACGCACAGTGTTCCGCAATTTAGAACCCATACGCTGATAAGCCATGTGTACTTCAGATTCAAACTGCTTAATGAAAGCTACATCAATTGTATTAGCCATTTTAATCAGTCCTTTGAATTGTAAGTAAAGTTAGAATCGTTGCGGTTGTCTGCTTTTAAACGTCAATGTGATTATCCCGAAGGGTCACTCAGTGCATTACAGGCCGTTCTGATAGAAAGTAAACATTATTTTCTTTCTCTACGCAACGCACAAATCGCATCATGGTATGCCCAGAGATTTCATATAGTGTTTCATCGAAAGAAAATCCGCACCATTGTAGCCACATAATTGTATCTGAATGGTCTACAGGCACATAGTTTTCAATAGATTCATAGTTAGATTGCAGTGTCTTAATTACTTTCTTGCAACCTTTGAGAAAGGGTATGTAGTTTTTATTTATTTGCTCAGTCCCAAGCATCCAAACTCTACCAGACTTCTCATCAATAGGCGTTGTGCCGCACATTGCGATAGGCTCATCGTCTAGCATGATGGTGTATGTTTTAGAGTTGAGGATGTAAAACGGCTCTGTTAAGGCGCGTTCTGGTGTGAAGCCGTGAATAAAACACTCTCTAGCGTCAAGCACTCTTAGAGTATCTTTGATGTGGTGGGCGTGTTCGACCTCCCCTTTAACAAGGGAAAGTCGACCCACTCTTACTAGTTCTTTAGCCATAAAGTTTTCTAAAGCCCTCATCTACCGCTCTGATGAAATTAGCATCACGCTTTGCAGGATTGTGATACCTTTCATCCAACATCATCTGCCTTAATTCTGCCTCATTTATCTGAGCCACAGACTCTTGCGATGATGACGGTGATGATTGCTTTACAGCATCCATAATCTTTTCAACGACCATGATGCCTTCTGCTGTTTCGCATAGACGCTCTACAGCACCGAACTCTTCTTCATTGAAGAACTGATTAGCAAAAAGATTGACAGCTTCAATACGCGCTGACGCATTGTCGCCTAGCTTTTCTGTTTCTGCTTCTAAGTCTGGTTGGTTTTGACCAATAGCATCGGCATACATCTTGATGCCTTCTGCAAATTCATCTTGACCAAAGCCATTCTCAAAAGCGTGATTAGCCCACCACTGCAACAACTCATTGTCAGTAGCTAGAGCATCATCAATGCCTTCAGGAAGTTCATAGTCACCAACAGTTTCAGGTCTGTTGGCGTATGCTTCCTTCTCTATCTCTTCCATGAAGGATGTTCGATAATCCTCTTCCTTCTGTCCCAATTTACCTTCCAGTGAAGAGTACGCAGAAGCCAAGTCTTCCCCTGTCTTAAACTTTTCTGGTAGCCACTCTGGACGCTCAACCGCAATCTCTGTTGTTTCTTGGATCGCTTCTGTTGGTTCAGCACTTTGGGTATCATTAAGTAATGTCTCACTCATTTTCTTTTACCTTGTGTGCGTGTTTGATGCGTTGTTCTATGACGCCAACGATGTATCGTTGACCCTCCATATGACGCAAGTGTGCATCAGTAACACCTGCGCCATGTACGGATTCGATGGTGATGGAGCGGAGATATTTCAGAACCTCTTTGCCAAGTTCGGTTTGAAACAAAGCCGCTACATCAGTAGATATTTTGTTATCAGCTTTTACTGGACGTTCATATCCATCAAGACTGAGGTGTTTGCTCAACTGGTACCTCCTGTTGCATCTGTTGTTGCATTGCCATTTGTTGTGCCATTTGAACCAATTGTTGACGCTCTGTCAAATCTCGAATCAAATTGTCTGGTACACCAAACTTCTTTGCCAGATATACAGCAGTTTCTTCTGAGTTAATCAAGATGTTTGTAATCTCAGGACCAAAGCGACCTTGAACCAACTCAAGGAAACGTGCCACTGAGGTAATGTCTTGGTTAGCTTGAGCCTGTGCTAGTGGAGATACAGAACGTACCTTCACTTCTCTGCCATTGATTGTCGGCAAAGTAATGCGCCCCTGCTTCTTTAGAATGTAGACTACGCGCTGTAGTACAGGTTGTACCAACTCAGCTTGGAGTCTTCCAAAAGCAGAACCAATACGACGTGACAGGTCGGCCATGCGTTCTGCAACTTCTGTTGCACTAGCAGGGGTTCTATCAGGATTACCCAACATATCATTATACAAAGCCCTTTTAATATTAAGCCTCATATCTGATAGTACTAGATTAGCTACATCAAAACTACCCGCTGCTCTAATTGGCTGTAACCCGCTAGAACCTGCCGCTTTTGGTATAACTGTTCCGGGAACAAGATTGATTGTATCAGGGTTTACAACGCCATCATCTTCCATTTGGTAGATGCCAGAGATAGCCATCTGCGCGTTTTCAAGAATCAACTCAATAGTCAGGTTGGTTGTCTTAATTGCTGATAGCGCATTGATGAGTGGGCCACGCCCATACACTTCACCAGAACACTTAGACCAACGGAAGCAGATGAATGGGTTGGACCCAACACCTTTGTATGATTCAGACACTAGTGTTTCGCCAATGCCACACTCAATAGCATAGAACAGGTAAGCCTCTTCGTTACGCTTTGAGTAGTCACGACAGACAATCTCAAGCACCTTAGTCTTCTCGTCAGGTGCGCGAGATATCTTGTCAGCCATCTTGCTAGACATAGTGGCCTTTGGATACATCAATGGAATATCAGAGAAGCGTACAGAACGCTCACGATATACATGGTCAATCTTATCATCAGGGCCAGTATCTAGGACAACATGAGGTAAAGGAATAGCAGAGAAGACAACAGGGTTAACAGCATCACCCTCCGATACTGCGAGGACACCTGTGCCAACAGCCAAGTCCATAAAAGACTCATGCACTTCTTGACCAAAGTTTGAGTTCTGAATGACTTCGAAAACGTAATCAGTAACCTCATCGAGTTCGTTATTAACTTCATCGCGCTCTTCTGGAGGTACCTCAGAACCTGCGGTAAAATCAGCCCAACGCGCAAAGTTAGGGACAAGGCCTTGCTGAAGACGCGAAGCGAACTCTTGAACGCCAACAACTGCTGTTTCATCGAATATCTTGTCATCTCTACGTTGTCCTGCTGTTTCATGGTAAAAAGACTCGCGTTGAGGTAGTGCGTATTCATAGCACTCTTCAAACAAGTCAACGAAGTTTTGGCGATGATTCTTAGCCATTTCATACTTCTTCAAGTACGTCTTGGATGTTTTATCTGCGCCAGTAGGTATCATCATATTATTCATCATGACTATAGGTACTCATTGTAAAAGCCCATGCCACCGCGTGAGCCACGAATAAGGGAGCGTCTGCCGACACCGCCTCTGCGTCTTGTTAGAGTTTTTTCTAAAGCTTCTTGCTTGCGGCCTTTTGCTACCGCTGTTTGCTCTGCACGTTGTTGCTCTTGTTGAGCCTCAACAGCAGGGTCTACAGCAGGTGTTCTTGGCTTGCTTGCGCCTACACACATATCTTATCTCCTATAGTCTTGCCCATAATCCCTGACGATTACGAGTCTTGGGTTTTCTTGCAAACACATCAAACTCTTTCTTAGCGTTAAATGCCTGCAATGGCTTCTGGTTAGTGATTAGGTTTCTGCCTTCACCCGCCCCAAGCATAAGATACTGAAGAGCGTCATGAATATGAGAATACATATTTTTGTCTGGTTTGTCAGCATATCTCTCACCAGACACCTCCATGCGTTTGTACTGATAGCCGCCTTCAAAGCCTTTGATAAGGCTAGGGCAACGTCTATCAATCAAGAACGCAGGCTTGCCATCTACCATCTTGTTTAAAGATGCAGATACTGATTCCAAGCGTAAATCGACTGAATTGCTAGGAGCAGGCAAAGCGCGAAGCCCAGCCCCACGAAGAATTTGAAAAGGAGTTGTCTCATCTGTTTGCGCTCTGAAATCACCTGCGGGGTCGCCAAAGATATGTACGTCTAATGTGCTAAAGCGTGTCGCAATCTCCTGACGCAATAACTCAGCAAAGCGTACGATGCCCATATCAATAGCTACAATCTCTGATTGGATTAGCCAACGCCCTCTAACCTTCTGCCCAAAGACAGCCGCAGGGGTTAAGCCAAAGTCAATACCAATATATAGAGGTACACCATCTGCAATAGGTATCTCCTCTTTTGCTATGTGAGTCTCAGGAACAAAACTAGCGTACACAGGTTTGCCATCTTGAATTGTTCCAAGCCTGTTCATTACATAGACATCAATCCAACTCTTAGTCTTACCTCTGATAAGGTTAGGGTAGTAAGACTCAAGCATATGCTTTTTATTCTCTGCCTTTGGATTTGGAACATAGTCTAGTATTTCACCATCCTTACCCATCTTTTCAGACATACCGCAAGGCTGATTATAGAAGTTCCAGTTATCAGGCTTGACCAACATCTTGGCTTGCTCACGAGGAATGTGGTCTGGGATAGGTACTTCACCAGACATGATGGGCCACCAGTGGTCTTCTTCGGGAGCATTGGTGTCCGCTATTACACCTGACCATGATGGCCCACCATCGCGCATGGAAGGGAATCGACCCACGCGCATTGTACAAGCGTCAATGATAGACTTGGGTACCTCCCTTGCCTCGTTAATCCAGATTCCAGTGAGTTCAAGGGAGAGGAGTTTTTTCACATCTTCTGGTCTATCGAGGGCAAGGAAGATAACTTCGAGTTCAAGGTCACCCTGTTTAATGTTATGAGTAAAAGGTACAGACCAATGAAAGCGACCCCACTCGTTCTCAGGAAACCAGTCAAGCCATGTCTTAATCGTTGTTGTTTTGAGTTGGGGATTGGTGTTTCTAATAATCGCCCAACGAGAACGCCTAATGCCATCTTTGTTTTTCTTTTGCAACAAGGCTCTGCGAAAGACTTCAACGCAACAACCGACAGACTTGCCAGAACCGACAGGCCCACGAATACCACGAAAGAATGTGTCATCCTTCATAAAGGTCTTTAGCACTTCACCGTCAGGCTTATAATTAAAGTTGGTCAACTTTGTGATCCACTCCAAACTTAATCATGCGCTCCACAATCTCAGGAGCAATAGAGTTAATAACCTTGTCAGCTTCATAGTCATTAACAAACTCACGAGGATGGTGAACAAGGTGTACCTTCTTCACTATTCTTCGCAAGATATCTAGTTCGTCTTTCTTGAGAGTAGAGATGAAACTCATTATCTGTACGCCTTTGTCTTGCTTGCAACGTCTTTGGGTTGCTTTGAGAACTGTTTGCCTTTGCGAATAGCCGCTCTCTTCTTGGCAGTGCTTCGGGCATATTCCTGCGAGGAAAGAGATTTTATAGCTTTTTCGGGTAGGTATCTTTCGCCAGTAGCGTCCTTGCCCTGAGTGCTAGGCTTGCCAGATTTGGTACGCCACTTCTGCTTAGTCCATGCTCTCAGGGATTTCTGTGAAGGTTTAAGTGCCATTAGCTTGTGTATCCCCCACCTGCGCGTTTATACAGAAGTGCTAGCCTTTGGGCTTTTCTTGCTGACCACTGTCCGCTTTTTCCGCCCTTTGCTTCCCGCTTCACTTTTTCGAATAGGCTCTTTCTTAGCTTCGGCTTCGTGTAATTCCCCGCCTCGTTCACTGCCATCTTCAATCTCCACTAGTCTTTTAGAGTTACGAGTATATGTTGCGCCTGACAAGATGCGTCCATCAGGCAATGAAATAGTAGGCCCATCATAAGGTGTGCCATCTCTGAATTGATACTTAGGCATACTTCTTACCTTTCTTCTTCAGCTTTATTAAAGACTTGCGTTTCTTTTTTCCGTACATAGTTTAGTCTACCTTATCAGACCCTGCACCCGCAGGCTTTGGAGATAAAAGGCTGATGAGTGTGCCAACAGCAGGTAATGAGCGAAGCGCATACTTCTTTAGGATTTGCTTTAGAGGTGTGCCTTTTGTTGCTTTTTCAATTGCCGCTTGACGTTGACGCTTCTGCAAGTCATTTAAGTGTTTTGTTTTAATATTTTTCAACTGACGCACTTTATCAGCTTTGTTCTTGCCTCTAACATTTCTTAAAACATTAGGGCTAGGATTTTTGCGGTTGCGAAAATCATTTTCGTCTCGATAATCATCATTTGCACCAATATGTTCCAAGTAGTTTGCAAACATATCTTCTTCTTCAGTGTTATCTCTCATAGGCTTAATCATGGATTTTCTTTTTCTAGCCATTATGCTTTCTCCTTTTTCTTTGCGTTTCTAGCTGAGATGGCGTTTGCTTTCTTCTTTGCATCAGCCTTTGATGATGCACCCCATGCTTGGAGGCTGAGAAGTAGACGAGTAGGTTTACCCTTTGAGTCACGCTCTGGCCCTTTCATTCCACCCATACGATGCAGAAAAGAAGCACGTCTTGGATTATCTCCACTCTTTACAGGTGCTTTGAGTGTGCCGCCCTTGTAAGAGGCGCGTCCTTTTGCATTGAGGCCACCAGATGGGTTCTTACCTTCTTTGCGTGTCCATGCAGGAGTTCTTGCTCTAGCCATTATACATAAGTCCTTTTTGCAAATGTGCCTGTCTTGCCAACCTGATAGCTACCTTCAGTAGGGGCTGATGAAGAGTCGTCATCATCACTAGTAAAGTTCACAAGAGATTGCTGACGCCTTTTAATCTCAGCGTTGCGCCTCTTGTTCTCTTCACTCAGTTCGTATTTGCTTTTGATTGGTTGGGTGGATGCATCAACCGAAGAAGCAGGTGATGACATCGACATTGGATTGCTAATACACATGACGGACCTTTCCATTAAAAAAAATTTATCAGGTCTTTTGGATTATACCAATATTCGTACTCTTAGGGGATGGTATAATGGTATATTCTGCATCGAGCCTTTTTTGGCTATCATGTTTGAGTGGGACACCTACCGTGACAACAACAACGCTTTTTGGACCCCCCCTGTAATATACAGAAAGATATAGCTGTAGATGTAGCCCGTAATCGCTAGGGGGTTAGGGGGCGTGCGAAGTGCCCCCTCTTGATTGCCTGCGGCGCCTAGCCGAGGTCTATGGATACCTTTATCTCACCGGCCACTAGGTGC